TTGCGAAAGGCAGCCGGACCACCATAGTTAGAGCGCCCAGCTAGTTCTTTGGCAGTTTCGTACAGACTCGTCTCTTCTGCTGTTGGCGCAGAGCGATCTCCTGCCTGCTGCCTCACATCATCTACGAGCCTACCGAGAAAACCACCGCCAGATCCTGCACCGGCGCTTGCGCCTGCCCCTGCGCCTGCCCCTGCGCCTGCCCCACTTTCTACTGTGTCTGTCGGAAGTCGGTCTCTAAAGTAAGAAATCTCTGCGTCAAATCCGGGCCTATAACCTACTAATTCTTCTGGTGTAATTACCACGTCACCTCTAAGTGCAGCCTGTGCCGCTGCTGAATCGCCAAGGCCATACGATCTTTCAAGCATGGACCTTTCATATTCACTTCTGCCGCCTTGCTGCATTCTTTTCACCGGAGGCATTTCACCAGCTAAGGTGTATAGCTCCGATTGCCTACGGGCGAAATCACTTGGATTGATAGAGGTGATGCCACCTCCAGACATCGTGGAATAATAAGGGCTGTCATCAAGGTAACTGTATTTGTCATATCCCTCGCCTGTTACATTGAGGAATCTTCCTGATCTCAAAGCCTCTTCTGCCGCTCTCCTCTCCTCCTCTTTTTCAGCAGAATCTATTCCAAACATGCGGTCACGGTCTTCTTGAGCTTGCATCGCAGCTCGCTCACCTTCACCAATTGCTATGGGGATGGCGGCTGAGGGAGTTAACAGAGCTTTGCCTGTCTCACGCAAGCCCTCTCCTGAAGTAAGTAATTCTCCTGTCGTTGCTGGAGACTTTGCCGCTAAAGCTTCTTTGGCAGTTTTAACACCACCTTCCAGTTCTCGTATTACTGGGTTCTGAGCGACGCTCGCTAGGTCTGTGCTAGCCTTCACTGCCTCCTGTGTTGCTGTTTCGGTCCCTTTTGCCAAAGCCTGCTCTGCCGCAGTTACCGCCTCTGCTGCTTCTGTCACCCCGCCCGCAACATCTTTGGCAGCGCCCAAAGCTTTTCCAATGCCGAACCCTGTGAGACCAGATATCAAACCTTCCTTCAAGTCACCCGTTACCGCCGCCGACGCTAAACCAGAACCAATAGCACTCGCCAACGCTGTTTTACCCGCCAAAATTCCACCCGTTCCCGCGAGAAGTGAACTACCAGCTAGACTACCCAGCAGTGGAGCTATAAAGGGCAAGAACGCTTCAGGCTGTCCTGTCATTGGGTTGGTTGTGAGCTGCCCTGTGGGCGACAGAGATGCGATACCAGCCACCTCTATAGGGTTCATGTGAACCATCATGCTGTCGCCGTATCTGCCTTGTTGAGCCATCTGCTCTGCCATAGGCTGCATTGGGAACTGGGGTTGTTGATTCATCATTAGCTGGTCTCCACTCCAAACATATTGAAGCTAACATTTGCTGCACTTGCGTAAACCTTTACGACATCTGATTGTGCTAAACAGATCCCAATCACAACTGTTCTACTGGTCGTTGCTGCTAGGTCTTCATCATAAAAAATAAACTGTTTGTCATCTGCTGTAGCACCGCCGACATGAATGCTGACTCGAAACGTGATCCCAGAGCCGCCCCGGTTACAGATCACCAAGGAGCTGACGGTTGTTTGTGTCAGGTCAGGGACGGTATACAGTGTGGTTACGGTTGTCGCACTGACATCAGCCTGCCCCAAAACCTTGATAACGTCTGTCACGAAGCACCCATCAAAAGGAACTGAAAACGCCGCATGGCAAGTGATCCAGTCTTGTCATCCTGCGTCTTGGCAACAAGTACCTCGTTTTCGATCTGATCTAACGAAAGCTCAATCGTTCTTCGAGTGATAGCTTCTGAGTTAGGATCATAGACTGGTGAAGGGATAGGTAACGTTGTCTTTCTTGTCGTTGCCATTAGCGTCTTCCGTCCTGCCTCATGTCAAACCTCAAGCTACCTAGCCGCCATCCGTATCCCAAGCCAGAGCTTTCCACCCTTAGCACGGTGTGCCTGGCCCTAGCCCTGATATGATTTTGCTTTGTCGAAGAGGTGACACTTGATGTCGCCAGAGTGCTTGGGTCTTCCAGTGGGAAGTTGCTTCCCTTTACCGTCAAGTCAACTGATGCGTCACTCGTAGAACCGCTAAACTTAAAGTCAGGCAGTATCCTGCTAATCATCATAAACCGCTCGCCATCACCGATTTCCAAATCACCGGACTCAACAAAAGCCGTCATCGCTGATCCATCATCATCATGGCCCACTTCATGCTCAAACAAGTAGTTCACCGCAGAGTTACTATCAACACAGGTTGACGCTATCGGTTTGTTCCTCACTGAAGCACCGGCCCATGCTCCTCTCGCTAGGGTGCCGACAGACCAGAGATTGTCTGCGTAGTTGTACGAGACATAGTTTGTTATTTCTGTGTTACCACTGCCTACAGGGTAAAACCAAATCACTTCAGAGAATGCGTTGTTTTCCGCTGCAAATACCTTGAACGATTGATCTTCGTTTAGGTTTGAAAAAACATGTTCTTTTACCGTACACGGCAATGGCTGCACTGATCCGTTGTAAACGTAAAAGCCACCTTTATCCATGAAGAAAACAGATCCCCTTGCGTTTACCGCCGCCTTTGGCGATATCATGGATATATCTGTGCTCAACGTTGAAAACTGAAAGGTAAAAGGCGCTCCCACAAAGCGCATAGAATGAAGACTGGCATCAGTCCAAATCAGTATTTCTTGCCTCGCCTGCAAGGCACCGATAATTTCTGAGCCAGAATTAATTCTTACACCGCCAGCCGTATTGGTTGCTGTTGGTGTCCAATCTGCCGCATTTTGTTGATCTGAAAAACGAACAAACAATGGGTCAATATTGCTAGATCCTATGGGGTTTGAGCCAAAAGCAATTACATGTTGATCGATGTCAGAGACCATCACCTGTAAAGCAACAGTCGGCACATTGGATGCCCCGCCTAAAGCTGTAGCATTAATGGCTCTAGCACCTGTGCCAGATGACTCATCCCAGTAATAAATTCCGCCGCCTCTAATGTTGAAGATCAAATCTTCGCCAAAGTTATCTTGGCTGATTAATCGAAGCTGACCAGCCGCAGAGACACTGCTAGAACTACCCCATGTACCAGAACCCCAGCTACCAGCCCCGAAACCAGTGCCTTGCACAAACGCATTTAGACCAGTATTAATTTGATATGCTCCAACAACAGAGCTGCCGCCATTACCAGAGTCACTAGAGTTTGCAGTTACCTCTGCACCACTCGTGTCTTTCGCAACAATCGTGTAGGTGCTTGTAGTCGGTACTGAGGCTATCTGGTACTCCTGGTTAAGCACCGCAGCAATGATATTGCCACCTAGAGATGCAGCATCGCTAAACGTCACAAAGTCATTTACAACAGCCCCATGCGCGGTGTCAGTGACAGTGATCGTTGAAGAGCCATTGGTCGCAGCAAAAGTAACGTCGCCTGCTGACGTTGTGGACCGCAACGGCGTTACGTCGTTTAGAGTATTACCCTCAGTCACATAAAACTTTAAGTTAGTCCCAACCCCAATGTACTTTATAGACTCAAGAGACGCCCAGTTGTGTATTGATCTCGCAACACCAAGAAACGCTGACTGAACCAGCTTTTGCCATCCTCCGATCTTTTCGACCCTTCCCTCACGGAAGCGGATCTTGTCGGAGTCAAACCAGCCTGAATCTGCCGTGTACTCTGTGCCCTCTTTATTGACACCAGGTGCAAACTGTATTTTTGCTAAAGGCATTATTGGAAAAAACTGCCCAAGCCACTTGGCATTCCACCAAACCCGCTTGCTTGGATCATTGATCTAGGAACACCATAGTTTGGTGTAAAGCCCCTGCCTTGGTACATCGTGGGGCTGCCAAGTCTTGGAGGCAACGCAGGCTGGTATCTAGGCATGGGTTGTGGTCTAGGCAGAGGCATATAACCACCGGGGAACCCACCATATCCAGGCATTGGCATAGGCTGAGGCCGTGGCATCGGAAGCGGCCTTCTGTCTCTCCGGTTGTAATCAGACTGAGGAGGCATAGGCCGTCCCCCCGGCTGAGGGAATGGCTGAAATCTACCCGGAGGTAACACTCGACCTGGAGCACGATATCTCATGTCGTTAATCCGACCCGCTTCAGCCGGAGCACCCTTCAAAAAATCCCCAAGTCCCCCGAATCCTGCGCCTAACTGCCGCCGCTGCATTGCATCTAATTGTTCTTGGCCTGTTGTCGCTGCGAATCCCTGCCCCTGTCCTGCCTGTAGAAGCCTCAATTGGTTGGTGTCAGGGGAGGGTTCGAGTGAGGGTCTCGCTCTTCGGTCTATCACGGGGGGAGTGTAATTAATGCCCACTAGTTGATTCGGAGGCTGCTGTTGCATACCAAATCCGCTGCCAAACCCACCTCCAAACTGAGGAGATTGCCCAAACTGAGGCTGAAAAAACCCACCCGTCCCCATGCCAAAACCACCACTAAATTGCTGATTCTGACCAAATCCGGCTGGTTGATAAGGGACAGATTGGCCGCCGCCTTTACCGCCCATTGGTGCGCTTCTTGCCATTATTGATACTCGCCTGTACGAATCATTTCAGTTACTTCGACTGCTCTGTTTCCAACTTGTTGGCTCCACCTACTATCCATGAACTCATTGGCAGCAACGTCGTATTGTCCGTGGGCCATCGCTTCCAAAGCGTTTACGAAACTTCGCAATCTTGTTAAGCCAAGGTTGAATGCAA